GGGAAATTCCCATGAAAAAAGCACCCAAACAGATCATCAACTTCATACGCAATCCTGACGAGTGGGATGCTGTTGTATTTGAGACACAAATCCGTAACGAAGTAGAGAACTCGACAGGCGCACTGACTGCGAGTGATGAAGCGTTGGTTGGAATGCTGGTCATGACCATGCAAAGTCTGATCGACGCTCAAAGTGCAATCGCAAAGCATGGGCACATCGAACATTACAACTCCGGCCCTGCCACGTCGCCTTGGTACAAGATCAGAACCGAATCGCTCGACAAATCCGTCAAGATTTTGGCGGAGCTGGGTTTGGTGGCCCGTGGCCGACCAAAGAAGACAAGCGCACCCACTGCGATAGATGAACTATTCGCCTCTGCTTGAGCCTGCGTTTAAGTACGCGACAGCCGTAGTTCGCGGCGATCAACTTGCGTGTGAAGATGTCAGGATTGCGTGTCAACGGTTTCTCGATATGGTCGAGCGCAAAGACGCGCCCTATGAGTTCGTCCCGTCAAAGGCCGAGCACATCCTCAAATTCGCCAAGTTCTGCCGCCACGTAAAAGGGCCTGATGCTGGCAAGTCGATTGAGCTTGAGGGATTTCAAGTTCTATTCCTTGCTGCAATATATGGTTTCCGTGACAAGAAAGACCACAGCAAGCGATGGGTGACGGATGTCATCTTGTTCGTTCCCCGCAAGTCCGGGAAGACCACGCTCGCCTCCATCATTGCCCTCTATGAGCTGTTGTTTGGTGAGGCTGGCCCTGAGGTGTTCACGCTGGCGACAAACCGCGAGCAGGCGTCCATTTGCTTTGATTCATCCAAGGCGATCATGGAGAGCATGGTTCCCGAGTTGCAGAGCAGATTTATTCCGTTCCGCAGTGAGTTGAAAAAGGCCGGAGACTCCACTTCTACATACCGCGCACTGTCCCGCGAAAACCGCAAGACGGGTGACGGTAAAAACCCATCATGCGCCATGATTGACGAGGCCGCGCAGATCACAGAGCGCGGGTCGATTGAGGTGTTGCACTCGGGTATGGCTGCGCGTAAAAACCCGCTCCGCATGTATTTGACGACCGCGAGCTTCACCAAAGAGACAAAGTTCTATGAGGACTTGAATCACTTCCGCGCAGTGCTCCGTGGAGCCGCTGAAGACTCGTTCCGATGGTTTGGCCTGCTCTATTCTGTTGACCCCGGCGATGAGTGGTCTGACCCCGCCGTGTGGGGCAAGGCGAACCCTATGCTTGGCGTCTCTGTCACGACCGAAGCAATTCAGCACATGGCCGACGAGGCCAAGAGCAAACCAGCGTCTCTGAACGAATTTTTATGCAAGCAGCTCAACATTTATGTGAGCTCGAATGCTGCGTGGGTTGATCGTCGATTCTGGGATGAGTCTGTTGCACCCATGCCGACTGACAAACCAGAGGCGACATTCATTGGATTCGACTTGGCACACAGCCGAGACTTGAATGCTGTGGTAACGCTCCATCGGTATGCCGAGGAAGACTTGTACGCTCGCTTCAAATTCTTCCTGCCAGAGGAATCGATTGACCTGATTCCCAACCATTACAAGTCGATCTTCAGTCAGGCTGTGGCATCCGGTATATTGCACCTCACACCCGGTAACGTGACTGACCTGAATGAAATTGAATCCTACATACGTCAAGAGGCTGAGACACATGAAGTCAAGGAAATTGGTTATGACCCTTACAACGCTGCTGCTCTTGTTGCCAACCTGTTCTCATACGGCCTTCCAGTCAAGAAAGTTGGACAGGGTATGGCAGTGCTATCCAACCCCTCGAAAACGGCGGAACAGCTCATCCTAAAGAAGGCCATCAAACACGATGGAAATCCTTTTGTGGGATGGCAATTGGGCAACTGCGAGGTCTATACCGACGTGAATGGCAACGTAAAAGTGAGAAAAAACGAGGCCGACCCATCCGCGAAGGTTGACGGCATCATCGCCATGATCATGTCTTTGCATTGCCATTTGGATAACGTATTTGTGTCAGACTCTTATGGACTACGATTATTTTGAGTGATAACATCACGAAAACTAGGAGCTGACATGGCTATTCTTGACATTTTTAAACGTAAATCAACCCAAGCTGACGAAAGCAACACGCTATTTGGTCAAACGGCTCTAGGCAACAACATCGTCTATCAGGGCGACAATAAACGCCCAACAGTCAACACTCAAATCCTCTATGTGACGACATCCAGCGCTAACTCCGCTGGTCGTCCGGTCGATATGAGCATGTTGACACGCAACAGCACGGTCATGGCCTGTATTGGAGCAAAGGCTCGCGCATTGGCTCAGTTGCCAATCAAGATCATGTCGGAAGCTGATGATGGCTCTTACCTCAACGCGGTCAAGGATGAGGCTGTCGGTGCACGCGACAAAAACAAGGCCAAGCAAGTCTACAAACTGCTGAACAACCCAAACAACTTCCAGTCGAAATATGAGTTCTGGTATCAGTGGCTCATGTGGTACGAGCTCTCCGGTGAGGCGTTTACTTTGTGGTGGCGCAAAGACCAAAAAGACCCATCTCAGACACCGCTTGAGATGTATATCTTGGACAGCACGTTGATCGCTGTGACGATCACCCCAACGCGCTACCCATCGTATCGCTTGTCAACTCCCTCGTATGGATTTAGCAAGGACGAGCCTTTGGCGTCTCATCAAGTAATGCACGTCAAGGAGGCTGCGTGGCAAGGCTCCGCTGGTTTCAACAAAGGCATCTTGGCCGCTGAATTGGTGAGCCTAGACCAAGACATCGACGTGTATGCCAACTTCATCATGCTGAATGGCGCGAAGCCTTCCGGCATGTTCACGACCGAGCAAGCGATTCCTGATGCCAAGTACAAAGAGCTTGCTGCTCGTTTGAAAGAGGCTTGGTCGTCAATGGTGGGCAGTCAACGCACCGACGAGTCGAAGCCCGGCCAAGGCATGTTGCTTGATCAGGGTATGAAGTACACGCCATTGAACATGCTGAACTTGCAGGACACTGACGCACGCGAACTCAAGGTTCAGACCATGAAGCGTATTTGCGGTTTATTTGGTGTGCCCCCTGCAATGATCGGTATTCAAGATCAGAAGTACAACAACACACAGACTTTGCTTGACGAGTTTTACAAGTCAACCATGAGCCCAACAATTGAAAACATCCAAGAGAAGCTGAAGATGCAATTGTTCGGTGGCTATCCATCGTTGCATGTTCAGTTCGATACGGCAAACTTCCTTAAAGGCGCTCCGCTTGATCAAATGAACTACGTCAAGGCTGGTGTTGAATCTGGCATCTTCACGCCCAATGAGGCGCGTGAATATCTTGGCAAGGCCAAAATCGCAGGTGGAGATGAGCTGAAGCAAGACGCCAAAGCAAGTGACCCAATTGCAGGCTCCAGTCCGCAAGATACAGGTGGCGGCGGCGGCAATCAGAAAAACAAGTTGAACATCGGCAAATAATGTCGCTGATTTTTAAGATTATGGTAGCATCGTTGGTAGCAAATAGGCCAGCGGTTCCGCCCCCTCCTCGGAGGGGTAGGCCACCAAAAACAATACACGACATTGATTTATCCAAAGTCGATGAGGTAATCCATGACGCAAAAAAACTTGATGATGGTGTGCGAGGCCAAGCTGGTTCTCGAAAAGGCAGACAACACAGAACCCACGGGTAATATCGAAGCTGTTGTCACAACTTGGGGCCCGCGTGAAGGCGCTGATGGCCGAAAGTTCAACTATCAGCCAGAGGCATTTATGCAGTGGGCTGAGGACTTCTCCAAGGCTGGCCGACCATTGCCAATGTTCGTGAATCACGATGCTGATTCAATTCCAGTTGGTGAGTGGACATCATTTGAATTTGATGATACAGGCATGACCGCATGTGGTCGCCTTTACATCAACACCACTCAAGGCTCCGATCTGTATCAAGTCATGAGCGAATCGCCCAATATGTTTGGCGGCGTCTCTGTTGGCGCATACGCTGAAGAATATCAGTGGACAAAAGAAGACGGTACTCCAATGACCGTTGGCTCTGACAATCCATACGAAGACGGCTATTTCCAAATCACCAAAGGTGGCTTGCGTGAAGTGTCCGTCGTGATGTATCCAAACAACCCAATGGCAGAAGTCAACAAGCTGGAATACTTCCGCCCCGACGGCACTGCCGACCTGAAAGTTTTGGAGCAAGCACTGCGGGATGCAGGGTTAATCCGAAAAGATGCGGTCGCTGCCGCATCTATCTTCAAGAAAGTGATTGAACAGCGTGATGCTGGACATGAGCAACTTGAAATTGCGCCAAAGCAGAGTGATTCTGATGCGGAAGCGACCGAAGCTGCGAAAGTAGCAGAAGCTGCGATTCTTGCCGCTCTTGAGCAGCGTGAATTGCTCAAATCCCTCGATAAACGACTGAAAGGTTAAACCATGTCTCAAGTCATTCTTGACAAATTGGATGCCATCGAAGCTAAACAAGCTGAGAGCATCGTGGCCGTTGAAGCCAAAATCCCCGCCGCCGTCGAAGCCGTCAAAGCTGAGATGAGCGAGATGGTTGCTGCGTTGGAAGCCAAAGTTGCCTCCATCCAAGCTCCCGAATTCATCCGCACTCCTGCTAAGACTGTTCGCCAAGACGTGAACCGTAAAGTTGTTGAGCAATTGAAGACTTTGGCCTCTGGCTCGAAGACTACTTTTGAAAGCAAACTGCAAGTGTTTGCCGACGAAGCTCAGTACGATGCGTACATGAAAGAAGCCTCTGCTTTGACCGCTGGTGGTGATGGCAAGGGTGGTCGTACTGCGTATGACCCTGTGTTCGTCGCTCTGCGTTTGGCTAACCCATTGCGCGGCGTGTCGCGTACCGTGGCTACCGATGGCTCCAGCTATCAGTTCCGCGTGAAAACTGGCAACGCAGGCGCTCGTTGGGGCTACGGCATCCAAAACAACGGCGCGGAAACCACTGAGAACACAAAGATTTGGCAACAAGTCTTGAAGGACATCAACGTCCAGTTCCCAATCCGTACTGCTGCATTGGACGACATCGACGGCTTGGAAGCCAACGTGGTTGACGACATGCTGGCCGAATTCGCTGAGAGCGAAGGCTTGGGCATGATCAAGAACTTTGAAGCTGTGGGTGACGGTACAACCAACCCATACGGCGGCTCTGATGGCGTTCGTGGCATCAACAGCTACCCCGGCGCTAACGCATCCTACACAGGCGGCGTGGTTTCGGTGTCTTCGTTCGGCCCCACAGGCACTGGCGCATCAAGCGGCTTGCACAACCTCGCCACTTATGACCAGTTGACTACCAACGGTGACGCTCAAGTCAACGAAGTGGTCTACAAGGACATGATCAACTTCATCTATTCCTTGCCACAACAATACTGGACTCCAAATGCGAAGTTCATGATCAACCCATTGATGTTGGCCGCTATCCGTGGCTTGACAGACCAAAATGGCACTCCGATCTTCAAGCAAATGGAAGCCATGACCTTGGACGGTATCGTTGGTCAAATGTTGGGCTTCGACGTGGTGGTGAACAAGTACATGGACAATCCGTTCGGTACTGGCGTGACTGGTACAACCAGCCTCTACCCAATCCTGTTCGCTGACTTCCCACGCTATCACACCATTGTTGATCGCTTGAACATGGTTCTGCGTCGCTACGACCAGACCTTGCCCGGCTACATCACCTTCTACGGTGAGAAGCGTTTGCAGTCCGGTATTCGTGACCCCTTCTCTGGTGTCCGTTACCGTTCAACTGCCACTGCAACTGTCTGATAGTTGCCATTGGAGGGGCTTCGGCCCCTCCTTTTTCGGCTCTCACTAGGAAAAACAAAATGACCATCATCGAAAAAATCCTGAACGGCATCAAGCAAGCCATCACTGAAAACCAAGAGGTCACAATTGACCTGAAAGAAGCCTCTGCGCTGACTGGCTCTGGTTCGGGTGTTGGTGGTAACGTCGTATTTGATGACGCATTCGCTGCGCTTCGTCAAGCTAACCCTCTGCGCCAAGGCGCTCGTGAAATTCCCGTCATGGGTTCTGATGCTCAATTCGTTGCCAAGACTGGTAACGCTGCGAATGCAACAAACCCATGGACTTATGTGCCCAACCCAAACAGCGGCACTCCAAACATCAACACTTCAATCTGGCAATTGCCTGTGCGCGTCCTGACCGCCCAGTTGCCAATTCGCTCTGCTGTGTTGTCTGATGTGAATCAATTGAATGCGGCCATCGTTGATGACTTGGCGCTCGAATTCGCACAGCTCGAAGGTCAATCCATGGTCTTGAACAATGACCAAGATGGTTCGACAACAACCAGCACTGGTGGCACTGATGGCCTGCGCGGCTTGGACTCGTATCCATCCAACTCGGTGAGTCAATACGGCTCTAGCGGCACTGCAATCACCAACGGCCTGCATAAGATCGCCACCGTGTCATTGGGCGGCTCTGCTGTCACTTACGACAAAGTGGTTGCCATGGCTAAAGCGTTGCCTGCTCAATACTGGTCGCTGCCCGGCACTGCTTGGCACATGAGCCCCGACATGATCTTGGCTCTGCGCGAGCTGAAGGACTTGCAAGGTCTGCCATTGTTCCTTGAGCTTGGTGACTCTGACGGCGCGGCGGTCGGTTACGTCTTCGGCTTCCCTGTTGTGCCAAACCCATTCTTGAGCGCCGCCTTCCCAATTTACTTGGGCAACTGGCCTCGTTTCCTGACCATTGGCGACACCGAGCAAATGACCATCAAAGGCTTTGAGCAAACAGCTCCCGGCTTCGTGACCATGTTCGCCGAAAAGCGTGTTGTGTCTACTGTGCGCGACCCCTTCGCTGGTGTTCGCATGTCTGCCGCCTAATAGGGGTTCCGCATGTCCGTTGACCAAGTTGGCTATTTGAATTACGGGGCTCCCACAAGGAACCCGTTCAATTACGCAAAGACCGAGCAGATCAAGCGTGACATTGCAACGTCTTGGTTGACTCTCGACGAAATCACCAATCAACTCAACTTGTTCGGTGATGAAAGTCAAGACAGCTACTTGACTGGCCTTGAGCTGGCCGTGCGCATGACGATTGAAGACTTCCTTGGGATGTCCATCTTCCCGGTGTCTTATCGCGTCTGGTACAACGCGGCAAGCCTGTATGGCACGCCTTTGTCTTTGGACTTGCCTGAGGTGAGCCAGAACTTTGACCCTGCACAGCCGGGCATCACGATCAATGCTGTGAAGTATTGGACTGGCGATCAAGTGCCCGTCATTCATGTGATGTCGAAGACCTCGTATTACTACGACGCCTCGGGCAACAAGGTGATCTTGGACAGCCTGCCAAGCGATCTGAATACGGTGATGACATCGCCAATCTATTGCGAGTACACAACAGCAGCAAACCCCTTGGCGGCTTACCCCGTGATCAAACAGGCTGGTTTGCTGTTGTTGACTCACCTCTACAACAATCGTAGCGACACGACTGGCCCGATTCAGCACAACATCCCTTGGGGTGTTCAGACCTTGCTTCGTCCGTACAAACCACTGGTGATGTAAATGGCAATTGCACGTTTTGAGAATGTCGATGTGAACAACCTTACCTTCGGTACTGATGCCGTGGGTGAGTACACGACGACCATCTCCAAGTGGTTCACCACTCGCGCACGCGTGCAAGACGTAAAGAACAACCTTGAGATTGACTCAAAATACCGCGTCTATCAAGACCTTGTGAACCTGATCTTCAACTACACGCCCAACATGAAGGAAGTGGTTGACAATCAGAATCTTTACTCGATTACATGGCGCGGATTGGACTGGCGTATCACTGATGTCTTTGAGTCAAATGATCGGATGAATGTTCGATTGCTCTGCTATCGTAATGACCCATCCACAAGGGTTTAAGCATGACCACTCAACAGAATCCAGTCCTATACGCGGAAGCGATTCAAGCGCAACTCAAGGCCGTTCTCGGCAGCGGGATTCCTGTCTATGCGCTGATGAACCGCAACTACGCAACAGAGGGTTCGGGCTTTGTGACTTGGCAGTTGCGCAATGTGCACCAGCCTGTTTACACTGGCACGAATCAAAGCATCAAAGGCATTGATCGTCCAACATTCCAAATCAGCGTGTTTGCGCAAAACGCGAATACAGCTCTTGCAATGTCGAACACTATCTTGCAGTCGATGCACGGCTATTCGGGCATGTATGGTGGCTCAGAGGGAATCTATGTGGCGAAGACTGACATCCTGTGGTTATACAACTCGTATGACGACAAATTAGGTCTATACCAAATTTTCCTAGACGCTACAATCGACATACCTACATAACACGACATCTTCATCTTTAACCCGTTTTTAAAGGAAACGTCATGGCTCTCCCAAATAAAGTTTTACCCGGTTTTAGTGCTGCTCTGTATTGCCAGCCAACCGCAACTCCAACCCCATTGACCACTTCGGCTTTGTCCACAGTGTCAAGCGTGTCTGCTCTTGCAATCTCTGCAAACCAAATCCCAGTTGAAGCAATTCCTGCATTTGGTCAAGACGACGCTGTGGCATCTTTCGGTGTTGCTGGTTCACGTCAATCGGACAAGATTCCTGTGCAAGCAGCCCCAACCAGCATGACCATCACTGCTGCTTGGAACCCTTCTGATGCAAACCTGTTGTTGATGCGCGGTGACGCGTACAGCGGCGTGGTTGATCGCACATTCGTGATCTCTGCAACCGACGGTACTGGCATCGTGTACTACGCATTCAACGGTCGTGTTGGCGAATTCAAGATTGACTCGGCTCCCGGCGCTGAAGCCAAGTGCACATTCACCGTGCACCCACGCGGCAACCAGTACGGCTGGTCTAACAACGCCTGATGATGCAAGTCATTGACGCCATCAAGGAACTGACTTCCACATACAAACCCTTGGTCGAAGTTGCCAAGGGGCTTGATGTGGATGCAACCGAGGTGGCCTCTGCTTTGGCAAAGGCTGACCCCGAGAGTGAGGAATTCACCGTTCTCACAGTTCTCGCCAATCTGAATCCAGTGAACGTCAAAGCGACGCCAGTGGAATCTAAAAACTAAGAAAGCCCCTTCGGGGGCTTTTTACAAGATATGACAAACTCAGTTGAAAACCCACAAGACTTGCTCCGATACCTTGCCGACAGAATGCTGTCTGGCGACAAAAATTGGTTTGATTACCCAGAGCAAAAAGTAACTGGCATCTCGCTGGTTCATCGCATTGCGGCAAATCACGCCGACAAGATGGCCCCCGAGGAAGTTGTAGACTACGTGGTGCGTCTAAACAACGCAATTTTTCAACGCATGATCTTACGGAAATAAAACATGACACGACTATCACAAGCCCTTGGCTCAAAATTCGCGGATGCGGTAAATGAAATCCGCACTCGTACCTTCACCCTTGGCAAGCACGAATTCAAAGTTCGCGTGCCATTGAATGCTGAGATGGACGCCTTGCTCAAGCGCGTCACAGAGGTGAACCCAGAAGTCGCAGAAGCTCGACTCAAAAAAATGACTGAGGCGCTTCGCTCTAACCCTCCTGATGGCGTCGAGCTCAAAGAAGATGGCGATGTGGTTGTCGAAGGCCGCTCCACGCGAGAGACTGTCAACGCTATTCTGATGCTCGAAAATCGCGTCGTAGAGTACATGAAGCTGCTCGTGACTGAAGATGGCATGTTGGACGACATCACTTATGAGGAAGTTGATGCAGAGCTTCCATTTGCCTCTCAGCTTGACTTGATCGACGCGATCAACGAAGCCATTCAACCCGGCTTCAAAGACACGCGAAAAAACTCCTAAGGGACATTCACCAGCAAGCCAGAGCCTATATTTGGGCTCATGGTGGCTGTCCCGATGAGATTCCGGTGCTTGACATGCGGAACATCGAAATCATGATCAGCGACGGCATGATTGGCAACAGGGCCATCTTGTTGGCGTTGAGCACGTTGACGACTGGCAACCTCAATTCAAAATTGAAGCAAGGTGTCAATCCCTTTACAATCAAGACGGTTCTTCCGTCCACGCATGACTACATCATTCCTCCTTTGTCCGATGAGGAACAAGCGCTTCAAGCAAGTAAGCAATTGTTAAGTTTCATGGCCTTGGCTCCGGGAGCTCCTCGTTCGTTCACGGAAAGGCTGACATGACGCAAATCATTTTCAAGATAGAAGGATTGGAGTCGCTGGAAAGTCAATTGCTTGGCCTTGCAGAAGGATTCCGAACCGATCTGGTGTTAAGAAACACCGTCACCAAAGCCGTGAAGAAAGCGATTGAGCCAATTGCCAATGCGATGGCCGAGACGCCTATTCCTTACAACGAAAAAAACACCAAGAATATTCACCTTCGTGATACATTGAGAACTGATGCGCGGATACCAAATGCTAGAGACAAAGACTCTACTATGGTGAGCCAAACTGATGTTGTGATTGGCCTTGTGACGGTAAAGAAAAGTGCCGTATCTCTCTCTCAAGAGTTTGGTAATGCGCGGACGGTTGCGCAGCCTTTTATCCGTAGCGGCCTTGAAAGGTCATATCAAGAGGCTGTGACAATTTTCAAGAATGAGATGGCAGATTTGATACCGCCATACGCGGCAAAGTTGGCTAAGAGGAAATAATGGCAAACCAAATTCTCGCCCGTCTGGGCATCGTAATGGGGGTGGACTCAGGCGAGCTTGAGATTGGTCTTAAAGCCGCCCAAGAAAAGTTCAAAGGCTTCACTCAGGAGGTGAAGCGTCAAACCAGCGAAGCCGCCAAGCAGACGATGGCCTTGAAGATGGCTACTGAGTCTTATGGCAAAACACTGACTGAAGTTGACAAGCTAGAGCTCGAACTGAAGTATGGCCGGATGGCTGGCAACATGGTCGAAGAAAAGACCTTGAATTTGCTTCGTCAACAAGCCGCCGCATATGACGCCGTTAAAGCCGCCGCAGACAAAGCAAACAAAGCCAAATCTGGCGGACTCACAGCTCAACAGCAAGCGGCTTTAGGCTATCAAACAACCGACATCGTGACCAGCTTGGCTGGCGGTCAAAACCCCATGATGGTTTTGCTGCAACAGGGTGGTCAACTGAAAGACCAGTTTGGTGGGTTCAAGCCCATGTTTGCTGGTATTGCTGAAGCGATCACGGCTACCAAAGTTGCTGTGGTTGGCTTTGGCGGAGCAATCGCTGGTGTGGCCTATGGCATCTACAAGGGCCGTGAAGAACAGAAACAATTCAACAATTCGCTCATTCTTACGGGTCATTATCTGAACATGACAGAGGGCCAATTTACGGCTCTGTCAAAGTCAATTTCCAGCAAATACAACGTCTCTTTGAGTGACACGCGATCTGCAATGCAGGCCGTTGTTTCGACAGGTCAATTCACATCAACATCTCTGTCTTCTGTGACTGAGGTGATTGCTCGAATGTCAAAGCTGACGGGAGAAACAGCATCGACTATTGCTGGAAATCTGATTCCATCATTTGATGGTTCTGCCGCTTCTGCCAAGCGATTGAATGATCAATATCACTTTTTGAGTGTCGAGCAATACAGACAAATTCGACAACTTGAAGCGCAAGGAAAACTTCAGGAGTCGATCAAGCTGACTGCTGACGCTTTGAGCGCAAGTCTCAACAAGCAGAAGGATGAGCTTGGTTCGTTGGAAAAGGCTTGGAATGCCGTCACAAAGAGCGTTGGCGACTTCTGGCAGAGCATTAAAAATATCGGCAAGAAAGACCTAGACAAAGAGGTTGAAGCGGCATACAACGCAATTGGCATTGCCATGCGTAGGGCTGAAAATGAAAACTCCACAGAACTTGACAAGCTCATGCTTGCCAACGCCAAAGCACGGTACGAAAAGCTCGTGCTCGAACGCGGCCAAAAAATTGCCGATGATGCAAAGGCCGAACAAGAGGCTGTCAAAAACTCAAAGAAGATCAATGACATCGCATCCGGCAATGAAGCATTGCGTCGCAATAAAGAGTTTGAGCTGGAAAAGCTAAAGAGCGATGAAAAGTTCAATCTATCAATTGAAGCTCTAGATAAGATCAGCGAAATTGAGGCTCGCCGCATCAAAGATCGTGCTGACGCGGAGATCAAGTACAAAAAGCTAAATCTCGATGAGTTAGGCCGAGCAACTGTTGAGAATGCAAAACTCTTGGCCGAGGAGCTTAATCAAGCTGATATTCGCGCCGCCAGAAACAAAGAGGAAGTCTACGCAAAAGCCAGAGAGGCATATCGTTTGTCGGCTCAAGCAGAGCAGGACGCTGTTGATAAAGAACGTGAGCGCATTGAGTTCTACAAAGAGCACATTTTCTTGCAGGGCGCTGAACTTGAGATTGCTCTTAGCCGTCAAAAGGTAGAGCAGGAGATCGCCGCCATTTATGCCAAGAAAGACAGTGGCAAAGAAAAAGACAAAGCCGATGCTGCTGATCGCTTGCGAGACATTCAAAAACAACGTGAGGCTGTCATTCAACAAGGCACGCAGCTCAAGATGTTGCAAGACATGAATCAATCTGTCTACAGCAACATGAGCAATGCCATTGACAACTTTGTTCGCAACGGAAAAATGTCATTCAAAGATTTGGCTCGCAGCATCATTCAAGACCTGATCTCTATTTCAATGCGAGCGCAAATGCTTGCCATGTTCAAAGGTTTCAGTTTCTTTGGCGGCGGCGGTGGATTTAAGGATGTTGGCGGCATGGGTGCTGCAAGCAATGACTACTTGGTATCAAGTGGCATTCTTACCAGCGCTGTTGGTGGCCCGTTGGCTTCTGGTCAAGCATCTATCGTGGGCGAGAATGGCCCAGAGATTTTTGTGCCAAAGGGCGCAGGAACAATCATTCCCAACACTGGCGATCTGAGCGGATTGAACATGGGCCAGAGCGTCGTTTACAACGGCCCATACATTGCGAACATGAATGCGATTGATACCCAATCTGGCATTCAGTTCCTGACCAAAAATAAACAGGCCGTTTGGGCCGCAAACCAAAGCGCACAGCGTTCATTACCAGCGAGCCGATGATGAGCTTACAAACGATTCTTTCTATCTCTGAGTCTGTTGGGATTAACGACCAACGATTTGTCGGCCAGACATTGAGCCGCAATCAAAAGATCATTACGTCAGAATTGCTGACTGTGGTTCCTTTTGAGTTCACGATGAAGCCGATGAACTATCTGCTCTACAGCCAAAATCGCTCGGTGCTCGCTGCCTTGCGGGCTGCTGACAAATCGCTTGAACAGAACTTGAACTTCGGCTCAACCGGATGGCTGAACTACATCAAGTATCAAGGCGACATGACTGGCGCACAGATCGCTGCCTGCCAATGGCAAACATCCAGCGCAGCAAAGACTTTGGTGTTGGGTAGCCTGCCTTCAATTGCATCGACCCTGTATATCGTTAAGACTGGAGACTTCGTTCAGGTTGGCCGATATGCATACATCGTCACAGCAGACGTTCAGCGCGGTATTGGCACGACCGTCAACATTCCAGTTCATCGCGCTTTGATGGCAACCCTGTCGGCCCCTGTGAATGCCGTTATTGGGCAATACGGAACCACCGTCAGCATTGGTGGCTCCACATACACGGGAATCACGTTTCCTGTGATCTTGCGCCAGTACCCAACATACACCCTTGTGCCAATGACCAATGATTCATTCCTTCAGTGGAGTGGGACATTCAACGCAATTGAGTCAGTGCTATGAACGTGATCACGCCTGTTGACGGAACCAGCAACATTCGATTTGCGGATTTTGTCCGCATAACCACGAATGGGAATGTCTATCGTTTTACGACATTGCCGTATGACATCACCGTTCCTGCCGTTGACTCATCGGCCTTCAGTGCTGTTGGCGTGCTGATGAAAGTGGGTGAAGCGCAGCGTGACATCAAGAGCACGGCAAATGAGACGACGGTCACTTTGACTGGAATCGACACGGCGATGCTTGGTTTTGTTCTGAGCAACAACATCAAAGGCTCTCAGATTGAGATGTGGCATGGGTTCTTTGATACAAACGATACCCTGATCACCTCTGGTGGCACTGGTGGCCTTTACAAGTTCTTCAATGGATTCATCAACTCTTTCTCAATCTCTGAGAATTGGATGGAAGAACAGCGCATGTATGTGGGCACAGTGTCTGTGAGCGCGTCTTCCGTTCAGCTCATCTTGCAGAACCGAATCGCTGGCCGATACACCAACAACAACTCATGGCAATTCTTCAGCCCCAACGACACTTCCATGAACCGCGTGAACTTCATTCAGAGCATCAATTACCAATTCGGTAAAACAGCATGAAAGTTCGTGACGCGTCACCGTTCGACATTCCTCAAATTCTTGACATGCTTCGGCAGTACAGGAAGCAAACTCCAATTCCATTTTTGGCCGACGCGGACAACGCTGAATACATCACACGCATGTTGACGGAGCTGATGGCTGGCCGTGGTGTGGTTTTGGTGTCAGAGGATGAGGAACTGACAGGGATGCTGATTGCCATCATCTCGCCTAGCCTATGGTCGCCAGAGCACCTTCTTTTGACTGAGATGGCATATTGGGTCAACCCATACTGTCGGGGCAGCACAGCGGGCTATAGGCTGCTTGCTGCCTATCAGCAGCGCGGCGCGGCGCTGAAGGCAGAAAAGCGCATCTGCAATTTCGTAATCAGTAAAATGTCAAACAGCCCGAATCTTCAATACCAGAAGTTCGGTTTCACAAAAGTAGAAGAATCTTGGGTGGGTTGATATGCCAGCATCAATAATTGTTGCTTACGAGGCTGTTGCGGCCTATTACGCAACAAACGCAGCTTTTGCTTTTGCGGTCAACATGGTCGCGTCTGCGATTATTTCAAAGACTCTTGGCCCAAGCGGCCCCAATGTCAATGACGCTCAAGGCAACCCAAACCCCGGAAGCCGCGCCCAAGTTCCGCCCGCTGGTGACAATAAGCTGCCTGTGGTCTATGGCGCTGCCTATGTGGGTGGCATCATCACAGACCTCAGCATCACATCGGACAATCAGCAGCTCTATTACGTTTTGTCGTTGGCTGAAGTGACAAACACCGAGACTGGCGGAACGCCTGACACCTACACCTTTGGCAATGTGTATTACGGCGGCAAGAAAGTCATCTTCAATAGCACAAACCAATATCAGGTTGACAGTCTGTTGGATGAATCGACTGGCGTGTACGACACCGCTGTGGCTGGCAAGCTGGAAATTTATCTTTACCAAAACGGTTCAAGTTCTGGCGTAAACACAACCAAGACAGCCATTGAAGTGATGAACAGCACTGGGCTTGTTTACACATGGGACTCGACCAAGTTGATGAGCAATTGCGCTTTTGCGATTGTCAAGATTGTCTACAACCAAAATGCCGGGACGACTGGTCTTCAGCAAACCAAATTCCAGCTCACCAATAGTCGTTACAAGCCCGGTGATTGCTTCTCTGATTACCTGACATCGGAGCGCTACGGCGCGGCCATTCCTGTCTCTGCAATTAACACTGCAAGCCTCACTGCGCTGAACACTTATTGTGATCAGTCGTTCTCGTACACGACCTACTCGGGAACGACCACAACGCAGACTCGATTCCGTTTTGACGGAACGCTGGACACAAGCCAGACCATCATGACCAATTTGCAGCTCATGGCCGCTTGCTGTGATTGCTTGCTCAAGTACAACGAGATCACTGGCCTCTGGGGTGTGATTGTTCAGACATCGACCGTTGTGCCCGTGATGGACATCAACGACTCAAACATGGTGTCGGCAATCTCAGTGTCACCCATCGACATTGCATCCAGCTACAACATTGCTGAAGTCAAGTTCCCAGATAGCACAGCACAAGATTCATTCAATTCCGCAGCGTTTGATTTGTCGGTAATTGACCCTGCCTTGCTTTATCCAAACGAACCAGTCAACAAGCAGACGATCAGCCTTCCATTGGTGAACAACAGCGTTCGTGCGCAATACCTTGCCAACCGTTTCCTGAAGGCGGCGCGTGAAGATTTGCAAATGCAATGCGAGGTTAACTATTCTGGTCTTCAGCTTGAGGCTGGCGATGTTGTTACCGTGACCAATGCCAATTACGGATGGACGGCAAAGCAGTTCCGCATCAACAAGGTGGTGGAGAAGTTTGCTGACAATGGCGCGATTACAGTGACTCTGAATCTGGCAGAGTTCAATGCGTCCGTCTACAACGATGTGTCGATCACTCAGTTCACACCATCGCCCAACAGCGGCATTGGCGACCCTACATTCTTTGGCGTGATTTACGCGCCTACAGTTGTCAGCTCGCAGCCTTTTGCAACTACCCCTTCGTTCAGCGTTCAGGCTCGCGCAAGCAGCGCTGGCGTTGTTCAGTACGCAGAGATTTGGTACAGCGCATACTCAAACCCAACAGCATCTCAGCGCATCTTTGCTGGCACGACTGCTGTCAATCCCGGCGGCAATCCGTACAACCCCGGCGCTACGCTTCCCGCTGTCAGCCTGACCAACATTCCAAACGGTGACTGGTACTTTTTTGCTCGAATGGTCAACGCCTTGGGCATAAGCGTGTTCTCATCGGCCTCGTCAGTTTTTGTGTGGCGACCAACCACATTCCAGTACACGAACCGCTATTTGGCCGTAGCCTATGCTGACAACGCGACAGGAACGTCCGGGTTCAGCTACAACCCACGCAACAAGGCTTACTACGGCCTCTACAACAACGTCACAGCCAACGGCGGCACAGACCCCACGCTCTACACATGGTACGCAGCGTCACCAACATTCAGCACAGCCAACTACATTCTTTACACGAACCGACAGAACCGAAAGTTCAGTTTCAACGTGGGAAGCGCTGGCTACCTGAACTTGGGTGGAGCATTTGTTCCTTTGGAGACATCGGTCTATGACTCAAGCTCATGGTCTGGCTTGCTTGACCCTACAGGCTCATTGCAGAGCTTCATTGACCTTGATGCCCGCACAGGTCAAACAATCGTTGCTGGAGCCACTGGAGCCAACGTGAACGATGGCTTCTTGGCTGTGACAAACAACACCGACGGTTCGATGAAAGTCAACTTGCATGACTTCCTAAACTTTGGTGCTGGCGTTTACTCCAAGTCATTCAATGCAGCGACCCTGACGATTGACGTTTATGGTCGCGTGGTGGGATTTACCGAAGCTGACCAGTTCTATTACACCGAGCAAGTGTTCACGGCCACCGCAGGGCAGACAAGTTTCTCGTTCACTCATACGGTTGGATGGATTCTCGTGTTCCGCAACGGAGCGTTGTTGGGCTCATCGGACTACAGCGAAACAGGTACTACCGTTGTGATGACGAATGCCTGTGCTGTTGGCGAGAACGTGGTGATTATTTACGCCAGAGGCGTGAGTACCAGTGTGTTCTATGAGCCGCTGAACATCACGATTGCGTCCAGCACGACCAACACGATCACTTATGCAAGCGCACCGTGGAACCAGATTGCAATTGGTGACCAGCTTTGCTTCTCCAATACTGGCACTCCAACGCTCTACACCGTCACAGGGGTAAACGCGACCACCAAGGTTGTGACATTCAGCGGAGCCATCTCTGGTGCGACCGCAGGATTGACCGTCTATCGCTATCGCGCAGCGGGTTCAAGCTATGCTCCGTTCACTCGTTACGACCAAGCAATCTCTGGCATCACGACTTTCACCCCATCGACTTACTCGATCAACAACGGTTTCGAGTCGATTTATGTTGATGGCGTTCAGTTCAGCGACATTGACTACAACATTACTGGTGCGGCGGTTGATGGCTTCCCCGGCGCTGTGAGTGGCAACCTGACCATCCTGATGTGGACACCAAACAACTTGGGCGTTCCGGCAAGCAACATCACCAACACGGTGGCTTATTCAACCAACGGCCAGACGACCTATCCATTCTCAAGCAATCCGCTTGCAATGGAGGTGTACGCCAATGGTGCGCTGTTGTCTAAAGGCACAGGTTACGATTACACAGCAAGTGCCTCCAACTTCATTTTGTCTACCGCTTTCACCAACAACATTACGTTGCTTAACCAACAAACTTTTGCGAGAATTGGCGCGGCTTAAAGGAAAACTATGACTCAGGCTTATAACCTTTCGCAACTGGCGAACAACTTAAATTCCAATGGTCAGCTTGACGCTACCGATGGTCTGGTGAATGCCGTTCCGATTGCGAATGGCGGCACTGCTGCGGCGACTGCTGCTGCGGCAAGGACAAATCTGAATGTTCCCGAAAGAGATGGCACTGATGCGTCGGGCACATGGCCGATCAACATTACTGGCGAGGCTGGCTCTGTTGCTTCGCTAACCACAACCAATTGGACAGTGACTCAAGTGGGCACTGATCTTGTCTTTGAATACAATGGCGTAACCGTTGCTAAGATCACATCGACTGGTGTGATTACTGCGCAACCATAAGGAGTAAAAAATGGCATCAAGTCTTAATGGAACAGGCATCACGTTCAGCGATTCATCAACGCAATCAGTAGGTACATCCGGTAACTTCAAATTCAATTCTGGATATGGTTCGGAAGCAATTTCCTACGGTTGCCGAGCTTGGGTGAACTTTAACGGCACAACAAGTCCTGGGACAATTCGCTCAAGTGGCAACGTCACTTCAGTATCTAAAACAGGCACTGGCGACTTCACTGTGAACTACACAACGGCAATGCCAGACGTAAACTACAGTGTGACTGCCTCAGGCATGCGAAATATTGCAGAAGGTACTTCAGCTCAGCCATTGACTATTCGCCCATACCACTCAACTGTGTACGGCGATGCTTTCACCACAACGTCCATCCGCTTAAAGTCAACAGTGTATTCAGGCTCGGTAGATGACCCACTTGCTTGCAGTGTTGCAATCTTCCGCTAACCCATAGGAACAAACAAAATGTCAAAAGTAATCGTCTATCCAAACAACCGTGGCGGCATCGCAATCGTCTATCCTGCTATCAACTGTGGAATTTCGCTTGAGGAAATTGCTCGCAAAGATGTTCCATCAAATGTTCCTTATCTCCTCATTGATGAATCGACCATACCAACTGACTATGACTTTTTTGAGGCATTTGAAGCAGATTTCTCATCTCCCTATGGTTATGGAGTAGGTGCTCAGGCTTGGTTCATCGAGCAATACGAGGCAGAGCTGGCAACACTTAGCCCTGAAACAGATCAGGCGCGTATCATTCAACTTAACCAGCAAATTGCAATTCAAAAAATGGAGGTATCAGCATGATCACGATCAATATGACCAAGGCAAAGACCATTGGCCACGACATGCGACGCGCAGCTCGTGCGGAGGAGTTCAAGCCCTTCGACGAGATCATCGCCAAGCAAATTCCCGGCACGGATATTCAATCAGTTGAAGCGCAACGTCAATCTGTACGTGATAAGTATGCAGATATTCAGGCAAAGATTGATGCTGCGAACACGGTTGATGAGATTAAAGGGGCGTTCAATTCATGATTTTTAGCCTCATAGAAAATGAATGGCACGAACTCGAAGCGCTGGAAGATGGCACTGTGTTCGTGAATGTGTTCGCTGAAGGCAAATATTGAAGTCTTTTTGACTTTGAACGACAATACAAGATAAGACCCGGAGCCCTGTGAGTACATGGGGAGCGTCACAACCTGAGAACAGGGAACTATCTTGGCTGTATTCAACAAAAACTCAATCACGCAAGTAAGCGGATTCAACAATCCTTGCATTACTGGCGAACTCGTCTATCAGCAACAGACTTACTGGAATCTTGTGCTCACCGCAGAAGATGGCGTAACTCCTATCAGCCTGACTGATGCAATCATCGACGCGCAGATCGTTCGTCGCACACTCACCAACGTACAAGACACTCGCTACGGCCTGTCGTTTGACATTGGCAACTATCAGCCAACTCCAACTCCAATTCCATTGACCATCGTCAACCGCAATGACGACGCTGGCTCTTTCACGCTTGTGATTGACGACAATTCGTGGAGCTTGGTGGACACAGACGCAGAGATGGCGATCAACTCCGTCAATGGCGCTGGCTTTTCTGGTCGCATCAAAATCAGCTTCCCTCAGGTAAGCGCAACGCCCCCAGAAGACAACATCATCTTTTTGCTGTTCATTGTTCGTTCTGATGGCATCGTAAAAGTTTAAGGAGGGCTCATGGCAAATTTGAATGTCAGTGCCGTCCCAAGCAATACGAATGTCACAGTTCAAGATGCAAACAATATTCAACTTTCTGTCAAGCCTGCAAGCGCGATCAAAGTTGAAGTCACCCCGGTTGCTACGCAAATTGTGCAGATCAATCGTGGAGTTCAGGGCCCAAGTGGAAACAACAATATTGGCGGCTATCCGGTCGCTCTTGATGGCCCCCAGAACTACGACGCGCTCATGTTTCTCAACAATGAATGGGTGAATATCCCGCAAACCGAAATCGCCGACGGCGGCAACTTTTAAGGAACTATCATGTCAAACACAATCCGCATCAAACGTCGCGCCAACGGTGGCGGTGCAGGCGCTCCCGCAGTCTTGCAAAACGCCGAGATGGCATTCAACGAACAGACGAATGTTCTGTACTACGGCACTGGCACTGGCGGCACTGGCGGCTCTGCCACGGCAATCATTCCTATTGCTGGCAACGGGGCCTTTGTTGATCTCGTGAGTGATCAAACGATTGGCGGCGTCAAGACGTTCACTGATACCGTTGAAGCCAACGTGACTGGCAATGCTGGCACTGCCACAAAGCTCGCCACACCACGCGACATCTCTGTGTCTGGCGACGCCTCTGGCACGGCTTCGTTTGACGGCTCTGCGAATGCTGACATTGCCATGACTCTGGCAACCGTGAACACAAACGTGGGCACATTTACAAAGGTCA